TCATTCCAAGTATTTTGTCCCCAAGTATTTTGTTCACCAGAACTAACTGATAAATCAAGACCTGTTAAAACTACATCAATAGTTGATTCACCCCAGTTTTCATCACCCCAAGCGTCTCTTCCCCAACCTTTTTCGTTAAATGCATTAAGAGTACCTAATGACGAAGCTAGAGTAACAGCAGTAGGAGATACATCAATTCCATCTTGGTTATTCCAAGAATTGAAGCCCCATGTTTTTGCTCCCCATGTAGTTTGTGTAATATCAAAAATACCACCCATGCCAATTCCATGCACATAACATAAATAATAAAAATCAGTTTCAGAAGACGGAGTTACTTCTACATATCTAGTAGTTGCTGCATTAAATGTAGTAGTATTTGTGTAATTAGTCTGGTTACTTGCACCATCAAGATAATAAGTTATACCTGATGAAATTATTTGATCTCGACTTGTTGTTGTAGAAAAAATTAAAGGGTGGTTATTATTAGAAGCATCGCTTTGTTCAAAACGTAGGGTTGCTCCATTAACCCATGTTACTGTTCCTGGGCCTGTTGAATTTCTTGAACCGTCTAAATAAAAGACGTTGCCCGTACCTCCGCCATAAAGGTTACCCGACGCTACGGTAACTGTGTAAGTTAGTTCTGCCATAGCATCGGGCTCCTAAATTATGCGATTCTTAATATAGCGGCACTCGATGTAAAGTTTGGAAATTGAATTGTAAAAGTTCCAGAAGTTGCAGTTTTATCAGAACCAAAATCTAAAACACAAACTGCTTTGTTAGCCTCAGTTGAGTTATAGATTAAAGCACCTCTCGCAGTAAGTGTTACTCCTGTGAAAGATAAATCTGCAAAGTCCACAATTGCGACTCCGCCTGTTGCTAATGAAGTTTGTTGTGAAGCAAGAGTTCCACCTTTTGCTGCATACTGACCAGAAGCAGTAACTTCTCCGCCTGTAATGTAAGCTGTAGTTGCTGCACTTAATGTTGCAGTTGATTTATATAATGCTAGTTTAAAAACATCACCACCATTTTCTAAATCGTGAACTCCCTCTAAAATTTCTTTTTTAAAACTATTGCAAACTGCTTGTGATATTGCCATGTTATTTCTCCTTATAAATTTTAATTATTCGGTGAAGGTGAAGGTATTTTAACCCTTGGCACCCCATCCGTGTACTCGTCTCTACGTCTTCTGCCCATTTGCTCTAACGCAAAACTTTGTATAGATACATTATACTTGTCGGAATAGATTTTGTACATATCCATAGGACCTTTTAAAAATTCGTAAGCTTGTACCATTACTGCGTTAAATAATAGATCAGGAGCATTTTTTGACACATAAGTTTCTGTATTAGTAGAGCTTAAAGCATCTGGGGAGTATATGTAACTTAATTGGACTTCATACTGAGCATCTGGAGTAGGAGCCAAAATTAGTGTGGTTTCCTTCCAATTAGCATAATATTTTGGAACTCCTGTAGCTTGTGTAGAATTAAATTCAAAAATGAAACTTGTATCTCTTTTATCTAGATATTTTTTTTCTGAAGGTGATTGAGTAGTATCTAATACATAAATTGATCTAACTATTATTGAAGTTCTTGTAGATGCAGTTACAGGAGCACTAGGTAAAATTAAATAAGGTGAATTTAATTGTAAATTTGCTGTTGCATATTCTCTTGTATAATCTGCATCAACTTCTCTAAAAATACGAAGCTCAGCATCTCTAATCATTGATTGTAAAATAGAATCACTTAGAACAGAACTTCCAACTTCTGTGTAATCTCTTACCTTTTGTAATAATTCAGCAAACGTCATGATATATTTATTGTAACACTTCCTATAGTTGACTGTAACCGTCTTTTGTTATTTTCATCATTAGCATCTGTTGATGGTCGCATACCATCAGATGTAAATTGTCCTGGCCAAAGAGCAGGATCAAGATAAACTACAACAGGTGCAGCTCTTTGTGGTCTAGAATTGTATAATGCTACAGGATCTGCTCTGTGTGGTTTTGGATCTAGTTGAGGATGTTTTTTTTCAAATTCTGATATATGTACTAATGAACCATTCCATTCTTTAACCATTTCTCTATATGGAAATTCTTGTCCTGATCTGTCAGATATTGACTTTGCGAATTTTCCTCTTGCGTATGCCATAATTATCCTTGTGGGTAATAAACATTAGGTGAAATATAAACAGATGTTCTTTGTCCGTCTTCTTCTAACGCTCTTTTTAGTTCATCTTCATATAAAAGTTTTAAAGCTTGTATTCTGTCAGGTGCAATTTTTTGAGATAAATAAAAAGCTAATCCAGATACCATACACGGAAAAAATCTAAAAGGCATATCTGCTGTATTGGTGTAAGCACCTGCATCTTCAATTCTCGCGAGATAATAATAGAATATATTAGTTACCGCGCTTGTATCAGGAGCTAAATATAAACTTATAGTTGGAGTTATTTGTCTATCAACATAATACTGAGAAGGTGTACCCGCCTGAGTCTTGTTAGGAATAGCAATGTACTCAGATCTTGATACTTTAGTTAAAGTTTGTTGATTACCACCTGATACTGTTACCACAGCTTCAAGCACATCATTACAATCACTTGGAGTATTATAAGTAACTTGATTGTTTACTAGAGTTTCTGTTTTTGATTTAACTTTCCAAAGATTAATACCTCTGTTACCCCATTCAGAAAATAAAAGATTTAAACTTCTTCTAGCAGATTTGATATCATTACCAGAATTAGTTCTTACACCGCATCTTTCGTAAGATTCTTCAATAACCTCATCAATCGACAGGTTAAAACTTGTAGTTCCTGAACTAGCCATTTCATCCTTACGCTAATATTTTTTCTTGTAAATGTTTAGGTAGATTTTTTTGTTTACCAATAAGTTTACCTGTTTTGGCCATCATTGGTTTTTTCATTTGTCCACCGCCCATTTTACCTTCAGCTTTTAATTTTTTAGTAGCACCCATAAGACCGCCACCCATTTTAGTATGTACTTTTATTCTTCCGTTTTTCATATTATTTTACTCCTTCAAATTTTCCGCCTTTGACAGCAATACCCATACCTCGGCACTCACCACCTACAGACATTTTTACAATAGGAAATTTACCTAAAGCTTTTTCTCTTTTTTTGTATTTATCTTTTTTTACACTATCAGTAGCAGCTTTTAACGCTTTTAAATATGCTTTGTAATCTTTTGCTTCTTCCATAGTTCCTCCTAGTAATCTATCATACCACCATAGTATAATTTAGTAAACGCACCTTTAGATGCAAAAGTTTTAACATTTGTTGGTTTTCCGCCAACTCCTTGAGCTCTACTTCTTTTCCTCACAACGGCACTCCGCTTCTGTGAGTCTGTCATCCTTGCCGCTTTTGCAGCAGGGACGCACTTTGGATACTTCCGTTTCTTGTCCGCTTTGAGTTTTGAACGACCACAGGGTGCATACGAACCATCTGCTCGTTTGCTTCCAATATCTACCCATTTTTGTGAAAACCATTTTTTAAGTCCTCCCTCTTTCATACCTGCAGGAACACAATTAGGAACCATACGATTCCCTTTTTTCTTCATGCCCTTTTGGACATAACCTTCCCAACAAGTGCCTCGTTCACTCATTTTAATAAATCGCCGTAATAATCGACTAAGCTCTCATTTGACATCTTAATACCTGCTGAGTCATGCTTAATAAATTTACCTTGATATGCGTTTGTTATTGAATCTAATGACTTAGCTTGTTTTTTATGTAATGCAGATGCTTTGTGTAATCCTTTTGCAACTTTACTTATTTTTGCTTCTGCGCCTTTATTTGCAGCAGTATATTTTAATTTTCCTTTTTCATCATATTCAGAAATTGGATTTTGAATATCTTTAAGTTGTTTTCTTCTTTTGTCTGGATCACCCTCTACAATAGTTTTTTTCTTTTTTGTTTCAGCATGCAAACCTTTATTTGCAGGTTTAGGTCCTTTAAAGTCTTTTCTTTTTACACCTGAAGGATCTTTAATTTTACCAGCACAAATTTTACTAGCATATGCATTAGCATATGCGCTGGGATATACTTTGAATTTTCTTTTGGCTGCAGCCTTGCCTCTAGCACATAGTTTAGTCATTGTTTTTAAGCCTCTTTCGGTTGTACAACTTCTTAGATTGTATCACTTTAGGCTTAAACAGTAAATGTCCTAGCGAGAGAATTCTTTTTATTGGATTTTTTGGCGTATAATTTCTTTTTTTCTTTTTTCTTTTCATCTTTTGCGCCACGCATTTGTCCTTCTACTTGTTTAGCCATTGAGGCTCTACTAATCGCCATTATACTATCTCCTTTGCACTACCTAATATTGGTTTATATTTTGTTTTACCCTCTGATTTATAAGCATGTAAAAATGATGCTCTTGGTGTTCCTTCAATCCAGCTACAATGTATCCATCCGCTATTGGGTTCGCCTGGAGTGTAGAATTCAAGGATGAGCTGGTCTG